ACCGATTGTGTGCTCCGTCACGGAGGCACTGTGGATAAGTTCATGGGCGATTGCATCATGGCTTTCTGGGGTGCGCCCTTGGATTGTGAGGATCATGCTGAACGAGCCATGCTGACGGCTAGAGACATGTTACTTATCTTGGATGATCTCAATGCTCAGCTGGATGCGGAAGGATTGCCTCATCTCAACATCGGAGTAGGTATCAATACAGGGCAATGCGTGGTGGGGAACATGGGGAGTCAGAGTCGATTTGATTATTCTGTGCTCGGGGATGCCGTCAACGTAGGTTCAAGGCTCGAGGGCCAGACGCGCAATTACGAAGCTTGGATTCTGATTGGGGAATCTACGGTACAATATCGCCCCGATTGGGCCGAGTATGTGGATTCCATACAGGTCAAGGGAAAATCGGAACCACTTAAAGTGTATACCTTAAAAGATGGGATTTAAGTTATCCGCAGTTTTGCTCCTTGTCATCGCTGGGATGGGAGGGGCTTTCAAGTTGTACTATGACAAGTCAGAAGCTGAGAAAGAGGCTATGGCTACGCAGTTGCAACAGGCGATGAACAACCAAGAGCTACTGGAAAGCACCATCTCTACCCAGAACACTCGAATAGAAGAGCAGTTACAGAAGCAGCAGGAGAGTCAGGCTCGTATTACTCAACTCTCTACCGCCAGTTCTGAAGCACAAGAAGAGATAACTGAACTCCGTGGGAAGTTTGCGAAGCACGATCTCAACATGCTGAGCATGACCAAGCCTGAATTACTGGAGAAAATGATCAATCGAGGGACCGCAAGAGTAGGTGATGACCTAGAAAGAATCAGTGATCCACACCAATTTGATGAAGACGATACTACCGATACTCCTGCTACTGAGTAGCGGCTGCTCCTTTATGGGTGGCTCGCGCTTTACCCCGCCAGAGGTCAAGCCTGTGGAGGTGGTGACCATTGAAAGACCTGCACCCATGTACCATCCGCCGCTTCCTAACCAGATCAAAGCGCTTCCAGTGGAGTGGAAGGTCTTGACACCGGACACCATGGAGGAATATTTAAATGACCTGAGAGAGGGGGAAGCACCCTCTCATGCATGGTATGGCCTGACCACTAAGGGCTATGAGAACTTGTCGAATAACATGGCAGAGGTTAAAAGGTACATACGGCAGGTGATATCGGTCATTGAGTACTATCGAAAGGCCGATGACGCGAGACAGAATGAAGAGTGATATGCTACGAGATGCCTGTAACTTCGTGCGGATGAAGCATTAATGGCGGTTGATCCCCAAGTCTATGATGACAAGCTGCTGGAGATTATTAATTCTCTCCAGATCCCTCCTAGTCTAGAAGAACAACTTAGCATTGGGGCCACGGATTTATTGGCGCCTTCATGGAATTTACCAGGTGGCCCTGAAGGCGGTATTTACCCGCTAATGCCAGGGATGGAATACGCCCCCACCATGGCTACAGCGCCCATCATTGCTCCACCCAAGGGTGGGCCTGAGCCACCTCCAGAAGTTGTTACTGATCCTGGCCCCAGTGATCCTGGCCCCATAAGCTCTGCCCCAAGTGATGGTATTCCCCCTGCAGCGGGGGGTACTGGACCACCTTCTATCCCTGGTTATAACTGGGATGAAGGGTTCTGGACGCCTGAACTTATGGACAAAGTTCTAGCTGGTGAAATTGATTTAACTGACCCAGGTTTTCAACATCACGTACCTCCTGGGACAGGTCCAGGCGCTATTGGAAATCTTCTCAATTGGATGAGAAATAGACGAGGTGGTTCTGATATTGAATTGCCTGAATTAACGCCAGATTTTTCCAATATTCTTGATGATGTGGAGGGATCTATTCCTGATTTCTCCACTGACAGAGAATCATTGGATGCTTTAATTGATGACCTTGCTGCTAATGGTCTTAATGTTCCTGATGATCTTTTCGAAGGTGTAGATGAGGCAGATTGGAAGACCAAGCTTGGAGATTGGTTGGGAAAGACTTCTGGGTTACCACCTGGGTTAGGTGGTGAATTTCTTGGAAACTTAGTAACCAGTGGCCTTGGGGGCATACAAAATTTACTAGGTGCCATCCCTGGCATTGGAGATCTCTTTGGTCCTGAAGGGGGCATTGCTAATTTACTTGACCGAGGCGGTGATTTTCTTGGGAATATTCGAGGAGGCATAGGAAATCTTTTAGGCTTAGGCAACTTGCCATTTTTTGGAGGGTCAGGCCGAGGCATTGGCGGGTTCTTAAGAGATTTGTTTGATAGAGAGGAAGATAAGCCAGAGCCAGAAACAGACGTGAGTTTGGCAGTGGGTGGCATTGCTGGATACCCTCGTGTTAATGCTCTCATTGAAGGTCCAGGCACAGAGAAAAGTGATGACATTAAAGCCATGTTAAGTGATGGCGAGTTCGTGACGAATGCTGCAGCATTGCGTGGCATTGGTCGATTGAATGGGGCTGATCCTAAAGATAAGGCAGAGCAGCGCCGCATAGGTGCTAGAGAAATGTATCGTCTTCAACGAGCGGGTGAAAAAGCCGCAGGAGTCACAACGTAATGGGTTGGTTCACTGATCTTTTTGGATCTAAAAAGCAAGAGTCCAGTACGACACAGCCAATGCCCATGCCTTCATACACCACGGCGGGCGTGGCTCCATGGGGTGAAAAATTAGCACGTCAGATGGGTGGCGCTTATTTTGGGGTACCTGGCCAGTCTTCTGGCATGATCAACCAACCGATCCCTATTCCTATTCGTCGAGCAGGAGGACTTTCCCCTCTTGAGATTCAAGCACGTAACTTAGCTGGCGGGTTAGGTGGTTTTGGCGGTCAACTTTCAGAAGCGCAAGGACTCATGCGTCGAAGCACAGGGGAATACAACCCATGGATGACGCAACAGTATTACAACCCCTATGAACAAGATGTTGTCCAGCAAACCATTCGCGATGCTCAGGAAGCACAACAACGTTCAGGTATTCAACGACGCCAGCAAGCATTAAGTTCTGGGGCTTTCGGTGGTTCTCGAGGGCGCATGCTTGCTGAAGAAGCTCAGCGTGGATTTGGCAGAGGTCTTGGCGAAACTTTAGGTGGTATTCGTCAACGAGGTTATGAAGGTGCCCAACGGGCAGGCATGGGAGAATTTGGACGTTCACGCGCTGCTGAGCGTGCAGCGGCTCAAGGAATCGCAGGATTAGGCCAGCAAGGTTACAACATGTTGACGGGTCAGATTGGTACGTTAGGTGGCTTGGGTGAAATAGGTCGAGGTATTGGAGACGCAAATCAACTTTATCGTTATCAAGCTGCCACACAGATGGCTGATGAACCTTGGATGCGTATGCAACGTGGGATGACAATGCTAGGTGGTCTTCAACCGTACATGGCGCGTACTACACGAGGCATGTCAACTGGCCTTGGCGGCATGGGTTACAACCAAACGCCTTCTGGATTTATGCAAGCGTTGGGGAACATAGGCAACATATACAGCCTCTTTAGCGGCAGAGGAGGGGATTAATGTACGACGATGCTCTTAGTCGGCCTATGTTTCAAACTCCTGGTGAGCGTGCTGGGTCTGGCATCATGAGTGGTGTAGCTCCCATCAATATGCAGGAGGGTGGTTGGCTGGAGGACATAGGTGATATGGCCTCATCGGGTATTGCTGCATTAAAAGATTGGGGTGGTGCTGCCGGTGAATTTGCAGGCGATATTGCTGATTACGCTAGCGGGTTAGAAATGGCTGATGATTTCTTTTCATTAGATAAATCTGCTGAAGGCACTGTCAATCTTAGAGATATTACTGACTTCCTTATTGCTGATCCTAATGATCCTGTAGATGTGGCCATTGCAGCAGCGACAGCTCCCTTATGGTTATTTCCTCCTGCTGCTATAGCCGCTCGATTAGCAGCGCTTGGATACAAAGGATCTAAGGTTGCAAAAGTTTTAAAGAAAGTTGCAGATGTACAAGAAAAAGTACCTGTAGCAAAAGGGGCCGGAAGAACAGCGGGGTATGCCCAATCTCAAATAGCTAGAGAAATGCCTGCTGCTGCAGCGCTTGCTCAAGAACTAGCGGGTGAGCCTGATATGGATGAAGTATCTGTCCAAGAAAAAGTATCAGAGCAAACAACCGCCGATGGTGATGATGTCATTACAGACAAGGATGTTATTACTGCAACCACAATGCCTGCTGTTGTAGCTGGTGTCCTTCAACCGCCCAAGCCTCCAGTAGTGACACGCAGTTCAACCACAAAGAAAGATAAAGATTCCAAGAAGAAAAAGCGTAAGGCTTTAGATTTATCTAAAGAATCTGGGTGGTTCCCAGGCAAGAACATTCTGAAAGGCATTAAAGATATTGGTGATGACGAACGTTGGCTTGCTGCAGCAGGTGGTGAGATCTCTACAGAGCGTCGTGCTGGTGCAGCTGAGAAAGGATTTGGTCCAGTTCAAAAATACGGACTAGGTTCTTTAGTTATGAAGGGAGTTAAAGCAGCTGGGAAAGGAATTAAAGGGGGTGCGGAAACTGCAAAGAAAGTACCAGTGCTTGGAGCTCTAGCAAGAAACCCTGGTAAATCTGCAGCGTTGGGACTTACGGGTGCTGGATTAGGAGCGGCTCTTTTAGGGGGAGGAGAAGAAGAAGAGGTCATTACTGAAGAAGTTATTCCCAAAGACGATCCAGATGATGATCCAAGCTTCTGGAGGTCATTGCTTCAGAACATAGGAGATCTCCCCTTAGAGGCAGGTCAAACCATCATAAATTCTATGGATCGGATCAAGACAGATCCTGAATATCGTCGAGCGATGCAAGCAGCTTTCTCTGCAATGACTCAACCAGTTGAGGGTGCTGCCCCTGTAAATTTTCTAGGTAAAAGTGTTGAAGCTTTCCATGATGAAATGGATAAGATCAAAGCGGGTAAATCAAAAACAGAAGAAATGATAGAAACGCTGGCGGTAGCTTATCCAGATGCTTCAGAAGAAGAACTTGTGAAGATGGCTTTGGGTAAAAGCAAAAGCGATTACATCAAAGAACAACTCACTGCATTAGTGAAGGGTGGCACTCCAGCCCAAAGCTTATTTGTTAAACAAGAAAGAATAGTGACTGATGCAGATGGTAAAGAAACAACCATCCAATCTAGTGCCTATGATGAGATTGTAAAAACCGCGATAGCTCTCCAAGAGAGAGGCGTTTTGTAAGTCATGCTTGTTGACTTAGGAAGCGGTGCTTCCATTGAAGTTGACACCGATGATCCCGAAGAAGCACGGCGAATTATTGAAAGCTCATTGGGGGATATAGGCGGAGTTGACGCTGCATCTGAAAGTTTCATGACCACGGGCGATTTAGTTCGTGGTGGTGCGGCAGGTCTTGTTAAAGCTGTCGAAGGTGTCTCTACATTAGCTGCTGCTCCCATTGAACTTTTACTTGATGACCCTGGTTATACAGATCGGGTGCGTGCGTTCTATGAAAATATTACGCCGAAGGTCTATACCCAAGGCGGTCAATTTGCCAAGTTGATCACGCAATTTGCTGTTCCAGGGACAGCGGCTGCTAAAATTGCTAAAGCTAAAAATTTAGGAGACACGGCTCAAGTTGCTGCATTGATGGGTGCAGATTTTGCTGTGGCCACACAGGATGTAGAGTCTTTCTTGGGAGATTTCTTCGACATTGAGCCGATGAAGGCCACTAAAACTGAAGACCTTGAAGGTATTGAGAAAGCTACAGCAGAACTTGGTAATCGATTGAAGGTAGCTGGTGAAGGCGCTGCATTGATTCTTGGAATTCCTCAGTTGCTTAAAGGTATAGGCAAAGGGGGTGTGTATGCCATGGATAGGGCGGCAACTTCTAAGACGATGCAGAAGATTTCTGATTCTCAAGCGGCTCAATACATTCGTGAAACTGACTCGCCTCTCAAATTTTTAAATCGTCCTGAAGATTTAGAAAGTCCCAGCATGCTTAGGCGAGCTATTCAAAGAGCGAATAATCAACGCAAGAAATGGTTTACGTTTCAGGGAGAAATGCCTTTCAGGGAACTGGCAGATATCAAAGCCACGCAAGTTGCTGCAGCTAATGCTGTTGATAACTTAATGGGCAAACAGTTCGATCAAATTGACCGTGGCTTTAGGATCTTGGCAAAGTCAGGTGCTCTCAACAAGGGTCTTCAGGATGATGCAATTGAAGCGCTGAACAACAGTCTTTTTAAGGAAGATCCAGGGAATTCGATAGCTGCACTAAAAAAGTTGGATGAAAAAATTGGGGATTTGGCTGCAGGTCGTGTCTCTCTTGCAGGCACTAAACACGTCAAGTTAGCTGAGGCTTCTCAAAACATACGCAAATTAATTGACGAGCAATCCAAGCTTCTAACGAGTGGTGAGCGAGGTATTTTAAACCCAGAGTTGCATACACAATTGATTGAACAGATTAATAATCAACGACAGTACTATGGCACACGCGCTTATCGCATGCTGCATGATGTTGATTACAAACCACCCCCTAAAAGTTTTGATAACGCTAAGAAGGAATTGAAAGAAGCGTTACAAGATACAGGAAAGTACGATTCAGAAGCTGCACTAGAGAAAGAAGCCATTGATATCTTAGATCAATTGCGCTCACGCACTACCTTTGATTCTGCTGGCATGGAAACACGAATGCAGTTTGATGAGGATGTTATTCGAGCCGCCGGTCAAGGCCCGTTGAAGGGACGTACTTTAGATAACTTACACGCTGTCCGTGAGTGGATGGGTGAGTACACGGGTGATGCCGATGTGTTCATGCGAGCAAGACAAGCGGATGGGACTTTTAAAGATATTAAAACAGGTAAACGAGGATTTGAGGATCGTAAAGAAGGCTTGCTGACTAAGGCAAAAGAAACCATTGAGGGGCAAGCTAAGCTCCTAACGAAAGGTAAATACTTTCGAGACATTACTGGCTTTAACGATTTGCTTCCTGCTGAACAAAAGTTTTTGAAAACAGCAAATGAAGTAGGTGAAACGGGCGACATTCAAGGGTGGACCAAGATCGGTGGTGACAGCGATGCGGAACGTCTGAAGTTTGGCCCTCTTGCTGATAAGTGGGCAAAGACAGAGCATGCTCGAGCGTTTCAAGATGTCCCTGCTGCTTTACAAAGTCTTGCAGAGAACAAGTACTACGCTACTTTCTTGGGCTTAAAAGGTATGTCGCAGATGGCGAAGACCGTATATAGCCCCATTACCCAAATACGTAACGGTACCACGGCCTCTTTTTTTGCTATCGCCAATGGCAATTTAGGCAGAGGAAAAGAACTTACTGAGTCTGCGCTCACTGTATTCAACGATATCTTTGATAAGTACAAGCTTGCTGAAAAAGCTGGGGCTATTAGACCTGGGGAAATTAAAGCTGTTCGTGACGCAGAGTTCCAAAAGTATTTGGACTTAGGCTTAGTAGATACAGGCGCACGCAAAGGAGAGTGGGAACAACTGATTCGTGAAGCGAATCAAGCTTCGCTCTTAGGCTCAACCAAGTTAGGCAAGGATGCTATGCGTTTTATTAAAGGACGCCGCGATTCTTTTGCTAACAAACTTTATCAAGGCTCTGATGATGTCTGGAAGATCTATAGCTACAAGATGGAATATGGGCGTCTTGAAAATGCTATTCAGACAGCAGCTAAAAGTAGAAGGCCGCTCAATATTCCAGCAACAGATGCTCAGAACATATTGGAGTTTGGACGAGGAGCAAATATTGCAGCACTCACTGACAAAGCTCTAACTAGGGCTCTGGAACGAGAAGCTGCCGCCATCGTTAGGGACACTGTCCCTAACTACGCTCGTATCCCTCCAGCTATCCAAGCTTTACGTCGGTTGCCTTTAGGTAACTTCATTGCATTTCCTGCAGAAATTCTTCGTACCAGTGGCAATATCCTGACTCGAGCCGTCAAAGAACTGGCAAGTGAATCTCCAGAGATTCGCTCTATAGGGATGCGTCGGCTCGTAGGATTAAGTGCAGTTCAGTTTGGATTGAATACTGGGCTTTACAACATGGGGTTGTGGCTTACAGGTAGTGATAGAGAGCAAGTCGATGCATACAAACGCTCCTTTGCTGCACCATGGGATCGTCATAGTGAATTGATTCCTATCGCTTCCGATAAAAAAGGCAACCCCACTGAGTTTTATAATTTCTCTTACACCAACCCTTACGACTACATGCGTAGGCCCATCACGGCGTTGTGGAATACCGTTAATAAAGGCATTGATAACGAAGAGGAGATGCTTAGCATTGTTTATGATTCTCTGAATGAAAGTGTCGGTGAGTTTCTTTCACCCTTCGTTTCGGAATCCATGATCACGCAAAAGATGCTGGATGTTGCAAGAAATCAAACAGAGTTTGGGCGTCCCATTTGGAATGAAGCTGACCCTGAGTCCATGAAATGGGGGAAAAGACTATCTCACCTACTGGAATCTCTTACTCCTGGCATCTCTCCCATTGAGATTCGGGCGGGTGCAGATTCCCCATTGGGTGGCGGGTTGCTGTATCTGGATGTAAAGGCAAGAGATTTTCCAAAAGCCATTGGCCTTGCGTTTGGTGCTGATCCTGCTACCAATCGGAAACGTACAGGTGAACGCTTAGATGCTCTTGGGACAATGGTGGAATCTTTAAGCGGTGCAAAAACCATCAAGCCTCAGATAGAAAACACATTGTTTTATCGAGGTATTGAAGCAAGCCAACAAGTGCGTGAAGCCGCCAGAATATTTAACAGGGTGGCCCGTAGTCGAGACGCTAAGTCGGCTGAAGATATAACTAAAGCGTATGTCTTAAGTAACGAGCAACGCTTCAAAGGATTACGCGATTTGTCTATGGCGGTGGAAGATGCTCGACTGTTGGGGATTTCTGATGCAGACATCGTTGCTCCACTGAAGCGTGCCAAGACACCTAAGTACCAAGCAATCATGAATGGAACCTTTGTTCCTTTCTTCCCCTCCAAAGAAACAATTGCCGAGGCTCAGTTGGCTAGACGCAATAAAGTTTCAAACCCAATTGATATGGGGCTTATCTCTCAAGCGTACGCTCAGCAAGCGCAACGTCGATTCCCTGACCTCACGCCAGCAAGAGGGGTGAGCTTTAGCCCTCCAGCACCTACTGCTCCTGGCGCACCACCCTTATCACTATTCAATCAGCAACCTGCGGCCCAACAACCAGCAGCACCCACCCAAGGCACTCAGGCTCTACGCCAAGCTGAGATCAATAAGTTACTTGGTATTGGTGAGCCATGAGACGCCGCTACCGCAACAAGTACAAAGCCATCAAGGTAACTTACGATGGCATTACATTTGATTCCAAGCTTGAGGGAGCACGTTACAAAGTTCTGAAGATGCTGCAGGAGGCAGGCGAGATCAGTGATCTTGAGACCCAGGTGCCGTATCGATGTGACGTGAATGGTAAGTTGATCTGTCGTTACTACGCTGACTTTCGCTACAAGGTGAATGAGCGTGTGATCGTGGAAGATACCAAGGGTGTGCTCACCCATGTCTTCAACCTCAAAAAGAAACTAGTCGAGGCGTTGTACCCTGACGTAAGCATTGAGATCGTCACCAACCCCAACGCTGATGTTCTACCCAAGGAAGCAGCATGAGTGACCCCTTTTATTACAACGCAACGCTAGTACGGGTAATAGATGGTGACACCATTGATGTGGACATTGATCTGGGGTTTTCTGTGTGGCTTAACAAGCAACGGATTCGTTTGGCAGGCATTGATACACCGGAATCCCGAACCCGAAACAAAGAAGAAAAGGTACTGGGTCTAGCGGCAAAGGAACGGTTGAAGGAGCTTTGCGGTGAGAAGCTGGCCGTGCAGTCGTTAGGTCGGGGAAAGTACGGGCGTATCTTAGGTATCCCACATACCGAAGAGGGTAAGGATATTTGTAAGATACTCATTGAGGAAGGCCATGCCCGAGAATACTGGGGCGGCAAAAAAGAATCTTGGACATAGGAGATAGCAATGAGTTTACGTAGCTGGTGGAAGCGCAACGTGCGTAAGGTCAAGGAAGTTGAAGTACGCACACGGGATGAAGATGGTCGCTTTGTTGCAGATGATCCGACCACCAAAAAAGATGAGGCGTGGACTACGAAAGACGTTCCTATCGAAGAAAAAGAAAAAATCTCTTCTTAAAAAGCGTCTTCATCCTCATTCATGGCCTCTATGTAGTGGCCGTTAAACTCAGTACGTAAAGGTTCCATGTGTTCCATCACGTTGGCATCGAAGTCTATCTTTGAGAGCTCGCGCATCTCAACGCTACTGAAAGCCATGGCCCCTATTTCTTTCTTGATGGCGTTGGTAAACGTTTTCCCTTCCTTGGTGTAGGCAATCACATCGTCCGTGCTCTGCTCTGGGAAGTGATCGGCGTTCACCAGGTCAGGTATCCATAGATGGTCTTCACATCCAGCCCGTTGGTCTTCAATACTACGGGCCGCCTCATGCCTCCTACAGAACCACACAGCGCCGTTTGAGGAGGTTAAGGGTTTACTACTCAGGCAGTTACGACAGTTGGCAGAGGGCGGTAGACGCCGTTTAAAGTAGATGTCCTTGAAGATCTGAGCCTCGTACTTCATTTCCCATGCGGATTCAGATTTCCCTGCAGTAAAAGGCACAGAAGATTCAATGATCCGTTGAGCTTTCTCTTGAGCTTTCTCCCAAATCTTCTCGTTAAACGGAATGATCTGGGTGTACAGATGGCTGGTGTTTTTGTTGTAGACCACCACGAGGGCGTACTCCAGATTGAAAGCACCCATGTAGCAATGGATCTGCCATCGATAAGTCTCTGACCATCCCTCATAGTCCTCACTGTTGGCCAGTTCTTTGAAGCGTTTGTCATTAGCACTCTTTACT